CAGCGAGCTCAGCTTCGGCGGCCGCGGCCGCCTGTGCCGCCACCACTTGGGCGCCCAACGCCTCCTCGTCCAGCCCCAGGAGGGCCGTCTGCTCGCCGATGGCGACATTGACGGTGTCGACCGCGCCGAAGAGCGCCAACTCGGGCTCGACGGCCGCCGCCTTCGTGACGGCGTTGTCGGCGACGATGCCGGTGTCGGTCTCCGTGACGGCCGCGTTTTCGCTCCGGGCGATCGTGTTCGCCTCGGTCGATGTGGTGTCAGCGCCGGTGGCTGCTGCACTGTCGGTGAACATGCCGACGACGGAGTCCCGGGCCCGCCCGACGTAGGTGATGAAGTCGCCAATCTTGTTGATGACGAACGCGCCGACGAGGACGGTCGTGAAGAGCCCGAGGGTGATGAGGAACGCCTTCGCGGCGATGTCGTTCGACTCGAAGAAGCCGACGGTGCCCGAGAGTGCATCGCCGACGCCGGAGATCACGGAGATGACGCCGGGGCCGATGCGGGCGGCGATGTCCTGGCCCTGGGCGGCGAGGAGCTTGAGCTTGCCGGTGAAGGTGTCGGTCGCCGCGGCGGCTTGGCCTTGGTAGGTGCGGGCGAGGAACGCGACGGCGTCGTTGCCGTCCTTGAAGTTCTTGGTCTGGTCTTTGCTGGCGATCCCTAACTTGATGAGCGACGTGTAGCTGCCGTTCTGGGCCCGGATCACGGCCTGGGTGGCGCTCTCAAGGTCGAGGTGGCGGGCCGCGGCGACGTCAGCGCCGATGGCGGTGTCGTGCTCAGCGGACCCGAGGTTCTTCGTCGTGAGCACGGTTCGCGACAGGACGTTCTCCGTTGTCGCGTTGGTGATCCCGAGCTTTTCCATCTTGGCGTCGAAGTACGAGACCGAGTCGCCGGATGTGGTCGCGCTGATGCCGACGTTCTTCTCGGAGGTGACGAGCCGGGCACGGGATACCTCGAGCGAGTCGGTGGCGCGGACCGATTCGACGGCGATGCCGATCGTGGCGGCCGTGACAACCGCGGTGGCGATCCCGCCGGCGGAGGCGAGCTTGTCGAAGGTGCTGACGCCCTGGGCCTTCGTGGCCTCGAGGGTCGTGCCGACGCGCTCCAACGAGCTCGCGAACGGGATGCCCCAGTTGCCGAGCTCCTGGCCGGCCTGTTTGACGTGACCGCCGAAGCCTCGGACGGCTTCGTCCATCCCGCCGATGGCCTTGGTGGATCGGGTGCTGGCCCCTTCTGCGGCTTGGGCGACGTTGGCGGTCTCGGCGATCGTGGTCCCCGCCGATTGGGCAGCCGTGCTCGTCGCCTGCGCGGCTTGGCTACCGGCGGCGGCCGCTGACTGCCCGGCACCTTCGGCGGCCTGGGAAAGGTTGGTGACGTCTTGGACCGCGAGCGACGCCGCGCTCGACGTGGAGAGAGCCGTCGTCTGCGCCTTCGCGATGCTCGCGGTCGCGGCGTCGCTGGCGGCGATCGTCTCGAGGCTGAACCCGCGGACCGCGGCGCCGGCCACGACCATGTCGCCCTGGAAGACCGCGACGTTGGTCCTGAGGAGGACTTCAACGACGCGGGTAGTCACGGGTCATCACTCTTCCAGGTCGGCGTCGACCGGGGGCGGTACGTCGGAGATCCGATCCCAGAAGTTGGCCTCCGGGTCAGGATCGGCAGCGTCGAAGGGAACGAGCCCTGTGTGCACGCCGAGCTGGTCCCCGAGCACTTTCTGTCGACGCTCGAGCTCCTCGCAGCCACCGCAGGTGTACGCCACCACCTCGAACGGCTGTGGGGCGCGGGGCATCAGCGGGTTAGCCGGGTCGCGCCAGTCCCACGGGTTCGTCCCGCACCGAGGACAGAGCGTGTTCAGGAAATCGCGGTAGGAGAGCGCCCACTCCCGATCGAATTCCGACCAGTTCAGGAACGCCGAGAACGGGATCCCGGCCGGGACGCAGTAGGCGAGCTGGCGCCGGAGCCCGGCGTCGTCCGCGATCCTTTTCCCAGGCTCACACGCCGGACACGGTTGACGCTCTTCGCCATCTCGAAGAGCGCGACGAGCTCGGACGGGCTCCAGTCCTCATCGTCGTAGATCTGCTTCGTCTCGTCACAGCCGAACGGTTCGACGGTCTCGCCGCCCACGGTCACCTCGACGAGGCATTCGGCGACGAGCGCGGCGGGGAACGTCTCCGGGTTGTGGTCGAGAGAGGCATTCCCGGCGTCCTTGGCTTCGTCGCGCTGCTTGGTCGTCGGGGGGTGCCGCAGCCGGAGCTTCTCGTAGCGGTCTTGGCCGATGGTGCGGAGACGGAACCGCCAGGTGATGGGTTCGGCCTCGGCGAGGAGCTTGTCGAGGTCGACCTGGGCGTCGTCGAGTTCACGCTTGGTGGCGTTGCGCACCGCGGTGTCTTCGAGGAACGGCAGTCGGCCCTTCGCGCCGTCGCGCCGCTGCTCGGCTTCGTCGATCTGGTCGGCGAGCTCGGAGTCGCCGATGATCTCGATGGTGCGAGCGGTCGGCTTGTGCTTGCTCCGAGCCTGTTCGAACGACGGCACGGTGTTCCCCCCTCTGAAAGTTCCTGGCGGCTCGAGGTCCGAGAGCTACGCGATCATCGCTCCATCGAGTTGCGGCGCCGCGGTGTGGTCGACGAGGGCGTCCCACTTGGCGGCGTTGTTCGTGAGGTCGAACTGGTCGGGTGTCCCCGCGCTGATGATCGGCCACGTGTCGACGATGTCCGCCGCGGCGAGCGTCCCGATCTTGAAGTGCGCGACGACGATGAACCCGACGGTGCCTTTCGCGAGCGTGGTTCGCAGCGTGTTCGGCGTGTCCTGGCGGTAGAAGGTGAGCGTCGACTGTGGCGCGGTGTCCTCGCCGGGGATCTCTCCCGTGAATGGGGTCGCGAGGTTCGGGATCGGGATGGCCTTATTGGTGAACGAGAATCCCTTCACCGTCTCCAACAGCGGCCCCAGGTCGGTCCCGGCCGCGCACTCCGCCGCGGTGGGGATGAGCGTTGTCGCGGCGACGGTGGGCAGGAACCGCATCTGGGTCTTGCCCCGGCGGAAGAACTTCTGGTTCGCCATGTTGGTGACCTACTCCTGGTCGGTGTCGACGGGCGCCGGGATCAGCCGGGCGTGCCGGGGTTGGGCGGTGGCACCACTCGAGGCGGTACGGGCGCGACGCCGGCGGGTGATCCGGCGGCGGCATCGCGGTCCTGGGCTTGGGCCTTGGCCGCGGCGGCGGGATCGACCGTGCCGAACGAACCGGGGTTGCGTTCCTGCTCGGTGAGCTCCGCGGTCGTGACCGCGTCGTCGGGGGCGCGGGTCCAGCCGAGCGTCTCCCAGTAGAGGAAGGCCTCCTCGGTGACCTCGGCGACACCCTTGGTCTGGGGGTGGGTCATCTTCAAGGGCCCGTCTCCTTGACGAGGGTGGCTCTCACAGGCCCGAGTATGGCAGAGGGATCACCCGCAACCCGGGTATCCCCGGGTCGGGCCCTCAGAAGCGGCCGACGGTCAGCATGTAGGAGTCGTGGGCCTGATAGACGCCCTCGATCAGCTGCACCGCGCCGAGCGGCCCGACCTGCTCCCGCTCGATGACGTAGTGCTCGTCGACAGTGAGACCCGTGACAAGCACGCCGGCCGGGTCTCGGTCACAGAGGATGGCTCGGACCTGATCGGCGACCCAGCCGGCTTGGCGGTTGTCGGCGCCGACGCTGATGATGTCGTACTCGATGCCGACGAGGGAGTCCGGCGCGACGAGGGGGGGACCGAACCCGACACGGCCGGTGGGCATGGGCAGGATCAGCGCGTACTTGGCGCCGGCGGGGAGGTCGTTGAGACCGACGGTGAAATTGGTTCCGGCGGCGGTCGTGACCATGTCGAGGAGGGCCTGGTCGATCTCCCAGCGTTCGATGACGGCGGTCACAGCACCTCCGCGATCCCGACGTCGACCGCGGCGACGAACGTGGGCTCGATGGTGTCGGCCGCGGGCCGGAAGGCGGGGAAGGCCGGCTGGTGGTAGTGACGCCCGTCGGCGTCGGCGTCGACGAACCCGAACTCGAGGCGGTGCATAGCCGGGTCGTTCGACCAGACAGACCCGGTCGCAATCCCGGCGCCGGCGATGAACGAGACCGTGACCGAGCGCTCGACACGACCTGTCGCACCTTTGCGGATCCGGGACCGCACACCCCCCTCAAGGATCGCGGTGTATCGGCTCGTGATCAGCGATGCCCGCTCGAATACCACGGGCCCGAGCGCGGTGAGCTCATCAGCGACGCCGCTCGCATCGGGGACCGAGACGCTAATCGAGGGTCCCGGCATCGAACCTCCTCTCGCAGAGCAGCCTGCGCGCGAACGACCGCGTATCCCACTTCACGTCATGAACCTCGAACTGCTGGCCGACGAGCACCGGATCGGCCGACGCGGTGACCTCCACAGTGTCACCGAGCAGCACCGTCGGGGAAGCCCACGGGAGCACGACCACGAAAACCTTCACCTCTTCCCGCGCACCAGCGATCGTCATCTCCGAGCGGGACTGCTCCGCGATGGCGCAGATCCCGGGCCCGTAGACGATCGGGGTCTCGGTGCCAGGCGGGATGTAGTCGCCGGTGGTCTCATCGAACCCGGCGTCACGGAACTCGCTTGGGTTCCTCGTGATGACACAGGTGTCGGTCAGCAGGGTTCCCTCGACGCGGGCCCTGGCGGTGGTCAGGTCGATGAAAGCCACTCGGTTGCGATCTCTCGGAGGGCCTCGAGGAATGCCTCGGGGACGGGCACGCCGACCTTGTCGAGGCTGCGCGCTTCGAGCTCGGTCGGGTTCACAACTTCTAAGAATTCCAAAATCCCTGTACCGGGGGTGAACCGCTCGACGATCCCGTCGACTTTCACCGACGCGCTGGCCTTGCCGTGCAGGAGCAGCCGGGGGATCTTGCCGCTCTCGACGATCAACTGGAGGCCGTCGACGTTGTCGGTGACGTCCTTGCCGTTGACGACGACCATCCCCCCGCCGGACGCGTCGAGGTTGATCTCGGTGTGAGAGACAGGATCGTTCATCGGTGCGCGCCGGTGCGGGTGCCGGGATAGAAGTCGACGAGGTCGTTGAGGTCGCCGCTGGTCAGATACAGGCCGAGCGAGTCGCCGGTTCCGGCAGCCGCCCAGCTGTAGGTCCCGCCGGCGTACTCCTCGATCGATGCCTGGCGCAGCGCCGCGGGGTTCGTGACGGCGCGCACCGCGACTCGCAGGACGACCGCTTCGATGATGTCGGGGATCACGTGCGTGTCGTCGAGGTAGTCGTCGTCGACGAGATCGAACCCGTGGTCGTAGGTGACCGTCACGCGGGCGTCTCCCCACGGTCCGAAGGGGCCGTCGGGGCCGAACGAGGATCCGGGGCCGAGCGGTCCGTAGAGCATGGGACCGAACGCAGTGACCGGGTGCGCGATGTCGGCGATCGGCCATTGGCGGCCACCGAGGCGCCGCAGGATCCCGACACGCCCGTCAGGGCCGAACTCCTCGCGGTAGTCGGTGCCGGCGGTGAGGGTCGTGGATATGCCGTTCAGGACTTCGACGACGTCGGTCACGGCCCAGACGGGGAGCTCGGGGAGGAGCAGCACCATGCCGCCTCGGGGCAGGAGGTCGACGGTCTCGACGACGCGGTCGACGCGCTGACCGAGAGCGGCACGCACGACACCCGACGCGAGCCGCACGATGAGATCTGCCCGGGCGGAGTCGATGGTGCGGCCCAGGAACGTCGAGAGGTCCGCCGAGCTCGCCAGGGGTGGGAACGAGCTCATTTGGCCGACTCAAGTTGAGCGATGAGGGTCCCAGCCGCGCCCGGGAGCTGCTGCGGGCTGAGCATGGCGACGCCGGTCAGGAACGTGGCCCGGGCCGTGTCGCTGGCGTGCTGGTAGGCGTCCGCTGCCGGGCGTCGGAATTTGATCGGGAGCCGACGGACGACGGCGTGGGCCAGGGCGTTCGAATTGGGATCCGGGAGGAGCCCGGCCAGGATCGCGGCAGCGGGCGAGTAACGGAAGTTGCCGTGGAACGTCGGATAGTTGGCGAGCGGGAGCGCCGGCGGCATGACCGGTCGCGCGGCGGTCGCGAGCGCGTCCTCTCGAGCCCTGGACCCGCACGCGCATTCCGGCGCGCCGCACGCGGGGCAGCGCACACCGGCGGTGATGGTGTCGAGGATCATCGGATCGGGCTGATGGTAAGCGTGGGTCCGCGATATGTCGCGGACGAGCTCGGCCACGCGAGCTTCGAGGCTGTCGAGATCGCGGCGGGTGAGCGCCTCGAGTCCGAGGGCAGGGCCCGGGCGCGCGCCGACGCACCGCGATATATCGCGATGTCGTCGAGCTCGGCGAGGGCCCCGTGCCAATCGCGGACCGACCCGACCGGGACGAAGATGCCCGCATTCCCGAGCGCCTCGCGGAGGCCCGGCGTCGGGGCGGCGATGGTCGGGATCCCTGAGCACGCGGCCTCGATGGCGACGCGGCCCCACGACTCGTAGCCGCTCGGCATGAGCAGCACCCGCGTGCGGGCGTAGACCTCGGCGGCCACGCGGGGAGTGTTCGAGATGATCTCGACGTTGCGCGGCCGACGGGTCGGCGAGTCGTCCTGGACGCCGTAGGCGCCGCGCACTCCGAGGAACGGGCGGTCGGGTTCGAGATCAGCGAGCCCGTAGAACGTCCTGGCTCCCTTCGCCACGGTGAGATTGATGAGCGTTACCGATTGGCGATTGGCGATTGGCGAATCGCCAATCGCGTAACGGGCGACGTCGACGTGGGGCCGGGCGATGATCGTGGTGTAGGTGTCGGGCACGGTCGCGCGGAGCCATTTCGAGTTCGCGACGATCAGGACCGAGGGTCCGGGTTTGACGTGGTGGAACTGCAGCTGGCCATCGTTGTGCAAGAGGTGCACGAGCGGTCGGCCGGCGTCGCGGGCGGCGCGTGATGCGACGCCGGTGTTGTCGAGGTGCGTGACCACGACGTCGGCTCCCGCGGCGAGCGCAGCCAGTTCGCCGGGCCTCCTGGGGGTGCCGAACGTGACGACGCCTTCGTAGGTGTACGGGCGTTCGAGGCCGGGGATCGTGACGAAGCACTCGTGGCCGCGTGCGACCCAGTCGGTGAGGATGGCGTGGAGCATCGCCTCGGCGCCGGCGCCGTGAGCTGGGAGTGCCTTGTGGACTATCGCGAGAGCGCGCACGCGCTCATCGCGTCTCGTCGAGGCGTCGCTCCAGCTCGATGATGAGCGTGCGGCGTCGCTTGCCGCCTTGCTCGGCGCTGATGGCGTCCTGGAGCCGTTCCGGGTCGCTGCCAGCCCAGTCGAGGACGTCGCCGACCCGACCGGCCGGGACGGCGAACTCGTCGGGGGGCGCCGCGGCCGGTTCGGGTTCCGGGGTGCCGATCAGACCGCGGCGGATGGCGTCGACTTCGCTGAGGAAGAACGAGCCCGCCGAGGTCTCGTACCGGCGGACGGGGCCCTTGCGGTTCGGGGCGTTTCGCACGAGCGTTCCTCTCGAGCCGATGCCGTCGTCGGTCGGTCCGCACGCGCAGGACGCGGCGCCACAGATCAGGCACCGGCCCGGGGCGAGCTCGCTCGACAGGATCCCCACGCGTTATGCCGCTGCTTTCAATGGGACACACGCGTCGCCTTGGGCGGCGAGCAGGTTGGCGAGGTCCGCGGCACCGAGGTACGCGTCGCCGGCGAGTCCCCAGCCGATGCCCCACGAGTTGCGGAGCCGGAACACCGACCCGTCAGTGTTCACGCCGCGCAGCAGGTAGCAGTGGCCACCGACGGGCTTCCCTGACGCTTGGATCATCCCCGACCCGTCGGGGTTCATCATCCCCTCGTACCAGTCGGTGCCCATGACCACCGGGCCGATGGTGCGGATCGCGGCGGCGATCTCGGGGACCGCGCTCGCCCACGAGTACGACGCCGCGAGGCTCAGCTGAGTGAGACCATGCGCGCCGCCGAGCGAGCTGGCCCCGGCGTTCGGATCGGCGGGGCTGCCGTCGAACGCTTGCGCGATGTCATAGATCAGGTCCGCGGTGCCTTTCTCGTCGTCACCGGAGCCGAGCACGATCTGCTTCGGGAATGGTCCGGCCTGGGCCCAGTCCGCATTGCCGAACCCTTCGCACATGCCGGTCCGGAGCTGGTCGAGGTTCGCGAGGCATGGCCACAACATCGTCGCGGCCGGACCGGGCGGGATGGGTGCCGGCGGCGCTGGCTGCGGGCCCGGCGTCGGCGTCGGCGCGGGGGTGATCGCGTGCTCCAGCGCGGTGATCCGCGCGTCTTGCAACGCGTCGTACAGCGTCGCCTTCGGCTTCTTCGAGCCGGTGAGGAACTCTTCGAGGACCGCGGCGACCGGATAGTCCGCGTTGCGGTTCCGTGCGTCGGTCGGCGAGGGGATGCGGTCGAATACTCGATCGAGATAGACGACTCGGCTCATGGCGTGCGCTCCTCGGCTTCTTTCGGTTCGAGACCCGGGATGCCGGCCAGGGGGAACGAGACCGGCACCCCGGGTTCGATGTCGTGTGTGCCCTCGCTACATCGCGAGGATCGAGGCGAGGTCGATGATGCAGAAGGCGGACGGCCGGAAGATCCCGAACGCCATCCGCAGCTCGGCGAGGATCGCCACGAGGTTGCGGATGAAGAAGTCCGCGTGGCTGTCCGACACCGCAACCGTGGCCTGCTCCCGGTCCCAGATGATCCCGCGGTCGAAGGCCGCCGTGATCGCCGTGCCCACGGGCACCGCTTCGGACTCGACTCGGGGGATGCCCCATGCCGTCTGGACGCCGTAGCTGGCCGGTCCACCGAAGTAGAAGTTGCCGACGGTGTCGCGGGCCAGGTCGATCTTCTCGTTGTCGATGGGGTTCAGGACGTGTGCTGTCGCGATGGCACGGCCACCGATGAGCACCTTGCGCTTCGCGATCCGCAGCGCGGAGATCGCCGCGAGATGCGTGTGCACCCCGGGGTCCGCTGCGGTCACATCCGCGACGCCCATGGCCTGGGTGCCGCTCGTGTGCATGATCCCGGTGAAGTTCTCACCGGTCCCGTCGCCCTGCACGACCTGGTCCTCGAGCTTCTCCTCGAGGCCGTACTGCAGGAACGTGTCGATGAGCGTTCGGACTTGCGCCGCGTCGGCGAGCGCCCGCTTTGTGGCCGGCAGCCAGTGGGCGATCGTCTTGACCGGCTCGGTGACCCGCTCGAGCTCGTACGTCGACTCGGGCTTGGTCCCGGCGACGTCACCCGATGCGGTGCCAGCCGATGAGCCCTGGGCTTCCGGGACGGGCGCCGCCGCGTTGGTCGGGAGGAGCTCCCGGACGAACTCGACGGTGTCGCTCGTGGTCTGGCCCGACGACAGCAGCGGACGGATCCGCAGCGGACGCCGGTACAAGCCCTGGTCCATGAGGCCGAGGAAGTCCGGCCACACCAGCGGACCGGCGGTGGTCGGGTCTCCGCCGGCGACGATCTCCTTGAAGCCGCCCATCTCGATGGCCGGCGACTCGACGCGGGTCTTCTCGCTCGGCATCCGACCACCGGGAGCGATCTGCTCCATCCACGCCTTGATGCGGTCGTCGTCGAGGAACCGCTGCCCGAGGGACTTGCGCTGGTCACGACTCGCTGGGCCGCCGGGCAGCCGTGGTCCGGTGTCGAAACCGGCGAGGCCACGGCCGAGGTCGTCGACTTGGCTCTTGAGCGACGCGTCGCCGTCGAGCTCGTCGCCGTGACGCTTGAACGCACGCGCTTCCTCGAACAGGTCGGTGACGGTCTTGCGCTCCTCCGCGGTGAAGTCGCGCCCATCGCCGTCGACGGCCTTGGAGATGTCCTGGGCCTTCTTGATGTTGTCGGTCGCCTTGGCGTTGCACTCCTTGGACGTGCTCGGCAGCGTGATGGTGTCGCCATCGCCGCCGCGTACGCCGTGCTCAAGGATGCGGCGATGCCGCTCCGAGAGCCCGTACAGGTTGTCCTTCATGGGGGGATTCCTCCGTTAGGTCAAAAGTCCGAGGGCCATCGCCTCGGCCTGCGCGAGCGCAGTGCCGGGGTGCAGACCGGTTGACTCGGCCTCGACCGGGGAACCGTGCGGGCCCTGGGTCTTGCCGTTGTTGGCCGCCGTCCCGAGCTTTCGGGCAGAGCGGCCGACATCTCGCAGCGCGCGCTCGGCACGAGCAGCACGCTTGGCGTTCAGCTGGACGGTCACCTCGAGCTCGGTGGCGTCCGTGATGGTTGCGAGCCCCTCGCTGTCCATCGTGTAGGAGAGCTCCCACACGGGCCCGTAGCCGAGGGGGTCTTCCCAGCGTTCCGCGGTGATGACCGCTTTGCTGTCGCCGAGGATGGTCGCCTCGAGGTGCACCGCGTAGAGGTCGCGTCCGTACTTGATCTGCGCCCAGACGTCCGCGGCGGCGAAGACGGCATCGAGGGTGTTCTCGATCGCCCCGTCGATGGTCGCGCCCGCGGGGAGTCGTTTCGTGGCCGCGCGCCGTCGCATCATCCCGGTCGAAGCGGGCTCGTTGTCGTCGTCGTCGGGGTCGGTGACGCCGAGGACCTCAAGGAGGTCGTCGGAGGTCGAGTCAGCCGCGGTGAGCAGCGCGTCGACAGTGGCTTCGTCGCCGGCGGCCCGCGCTTCGATGATCTCGTCGAGGACCGTGTCGATCGCCGAAGCGAGCTCGCCCACGTTCGCGTCGCCGGTCTGCTTCGTGCTCGGGTCCCGGTCCGCGGCACCGAACACGGTGGCGATCACCTCTGGGTCGGCGAGGAGGTCGATCTCGAGCTGGTCGGCGATGTCGAGGGCTCGTAACAGGTCGCCGGTCTCGCGGGTCTTGACGCCGACGAGCGCGGTGAGCGGGTTCATGCCCTTGAGCGTCGGGCCGACCTCGATGAGGTCGAGCTGCATGAGGTCGAGTGCGCCGCCTGGGCCGGGACGGGCCTGCTGGACGTCGTACGCGAACGAGAACTCCTTGATGGCGCGCTGGCGCATCTTTCCCCAGAGGAGCGGCGCGTAGGACTCCTCGGGCGATGCGTTCACGTCGAGCGCGCCCTTGATCCAGAGGCCACCGTTGGCGCTGATCTCGGTGGGGAGACGCGGGTCGCCGGGAGCGAGCTCCGCGGCGTCCTTCACGACTCCGAGATGCGCTTTCGGGTCATCCCAACGATGCGAGAAGATGACCGGGATCGGGTCGCCGCTCGCCTTCCAGGCGTCGAGCGTCTTCGCGAACGCCCCTGCGACGACGCGGTCACCGCCGAGGTCGACGTTGTTGAAGACAGAGACAACGGCCTCGAAGGTGCCGGCGGGTTCGCCGTCGGTGAGGACCTTGAAGCCGTGGACCCCAGCCGTCTTGTGCTGGGTCACGGTCTTCGTCGAGGACATGGGCGCTGAGGATAGGCGCCGCGGGTAGGTGAGGGTTATGACCCTCGCGAGGTCAGGTGCTGGGGGTGAGGGGCGCCTCAGTGAATTCGATCAGGCAGGCGCACCCGGTCGTGTCGGTGTGGGCAAGAGCGGGGTCGTGCGGCCACGCGCCACCGTTGGGGAACTGCCCGTCGACGAGGACGGTCACGCCGTCGAGCTCAGCGTGACGTTCCGAGCCCGGCGAGGACCGCCACGTCTTCGTGGTCGCGCCGGCTTGTCCGGCCGCGGCGAGCCGCGCGTAGTTGGCGGTGAGGCCCGTCCGGTTGATCCCGGCCATCACAGCCCGCTGACCTGACGCTGCGTCGAACGCGTCGGTGATGACCGGCTCGTTCTCGTCGTCGGCTTGGCGGTGCGAGAGTGGCGCGGGCCAGAGGTCGGCGACGGCCAGGAACGTGCGGTCGTTGAACGACTCGGCGCCGATCCGCCCGGCCTCGGATGCCCACGGGTCGAGCGCGTCGGCGTCGAAACCGATGCCGAACACCTGCGCGACGGGAGCGCCGGCGTCGGGGATGAGCGAAAGCGCGAGCCCGGTGAGCGTGTCGGTGAGGTCGGAGTCCCAGCGGGGGAACCGGCCGGTGTCGTCCTGGCCGAACGCCTCGGCGGGGCTGAGCCCGCGGCCCAGCGCCGAGAGGACACTCGCGCGCTGGCGGGCCACGAACGCGGTGATCGCGGTGGTGTGCTGCGCCGACCAGTTCGAGAGCGCGGCCACGGTGGCGGCGTGGATGTCGGCCACGGCCTTGGTGAGCGCGGCGCGGGTCTTCCACGATGCCGCAGCGGGCCCGATGAGCCCGTCGGGTCCCTCGTCGTTCGCCTGGCCGAGGCCGGGGCTGCCGGGCGCGGTGTCGGCGGGGCTGGCCCGGCCACCGACGGTGACGTTGAGTGGGGTGATGAGCTCGTCGCCGCCGGGGAGGGGCGGGAGGTTCCGGCGGGCGCGGGCCTCGTTGCGGGTCATGATCGG